ATATTTTTCCATTTTATAAAGCCAATAGAAAAAAAGCAAGAGAAGAAAATAAACAAAATGTAGATTGGCAGGCATTATTTAATATACTCGATAATATTCGAGATGAAATAGCAGAAAATATGCCTTATAGAGTAGTTACCTTGGAAGGATGTGAAGCAGATGATATTATCGGGGTTATTTGTAAGGAATATTCTCATAGAGATTATAATATATTGATAGTTTCTTCTGATAAAGATTTTATTCAATTGCAACGATATCCTAATGTTTTTCAATGGTCTCCTCGAACTAAAAAATTTCTTAAAGAAGATTTTCCGGAAAAACAATTGCGAGCTTTAATAGTAAAAGGAGATAGAGGAGATGGTATACCTAATATTCTTTCAAATGATGATTGTTTAGTTGAAGGGTTAAGACAGAAGCCAATGTCGAAGAAGAGAATTTTGGAATTGCTAAATATCTCACCGGAGAAAGCTTTCGAGGGAGAAATTTTAAGAAACTTTAAACGCAATGAAACTTTAATAGATCTCGGTTGTATCCCAGATAAAATCGAGATAAATATAAAAATACGATATGAGAGTGACCAATATTTAGGTCGCGACAGAATGCTTAATTATTTTATTAAGCATCGACTCAAAGATATGACTGAATCGATACAGGAGTTTTAATTATGGCTATATCATTAATGCAATTATTGGAATTGATAGACAAAGCAAAAAGTCAAAAAGAGAGAGGGGAGCTACTTAAACAAAATCAAACGGATCATCTGGAAAATTTATTGTGGTATACATTTCATCCGGATGTAAAATTTTTGTTACCAGAGGGGACCCCGCCTTTCCTTGCCGCTGCAGAAGATCCCGCTTCAACAATGCTTTACGGTCAAATTCGTAAATTAAGATATTTTGTTGACGGCCCGGGAGGAGAAACTTTTTGTGTAGGAAAGTCTATAGATTCTACCAGAAGAGAGACGATGTTCATCACAATGTTAGAGAGTGTTACGCCAAGAGAAGCCGGGATTCTTATAAATATAACAAAGAAAGACCTTGGTATCCACGGTTTAACGTATAAGCTCGTAAGTGATACCTTTCCCCATCTTATACCACCTATGCAATCTAGCAAAAAATAAAATTTATTATAGTTATGAATATGGAAGTGCGATATAAACATTTCGGAGAAAAATTATATGAAATTTTTAATAGCTTTTGTTATGGCGGTAGTAGTAATTACTTACCCAATAAAAATAGTTATTCAGAGTGCTGAATCTTTAGCAGCGAGAGATATGCCAAATGTGCAACTGCGCATTGAGCAAATTCCAGAGACTTTTCTTCAGCCCGTAGGAATAGTCTCCCCAAATATTTTCGAGGAGAATAAACAAATAAATTGTTTAGCCAAAAATATATATTTCGAGGCAGCAGTAGAAAGTACAGCAGGAAAGTTAGCAGTCGCTCATGTAACTAATAATAGAGTAGATAGTAGATATTTTCCTAATTCTTATTGCGACGTAATTTATGAAGGAAATCATTGGGCGAGTGGTTATCCCAAACGAAATCAATGTCAGTTTAGCTGGTATTGTGACGGAAGACATGATAATCCATATCCGGGACGAACTTGGAATAGGGTTCAGGATTTGGCAAGTTATTATTATGCAAATGCGAAAGATTTAAGAGATATAACAGATGGAGCAACATTTTATCATGCTGATTATATCGATAGTCCTAGATGGACAACTTTTAAGAAAAAAACGGTACAAATAGATACCCATATATTTTATAGGTAAATTATGCCAACATATGATTATGAGTGTGTGGAATGTGATTTTGAATTTGAAGATATTCTTCCTATTGCAAAAAGGAATGAGCCTTTGGAAAGCCAATGTCCTGAATGCAATGGGAAGATAAAAATGAAAGTAGCAAGCCCGCTGTTTGTTTATGATAACATTTCAGGTACAACTGCTAAAGGCCATCGAAAAAAACCAGATGAAGCCTTTACAGATCATCTGAAACAAATGAAAAAGAATTATCCGGGGAGTAATATGAATGTTTGATCATGTAAAACTTGAATTTGAAGAATTAAAATCAATCACCACAAAAGGCTCCAGAGTCTATCAAACCCCAGACGGAACCTTTCCATCCATTACAACAGTATTAGGTAGAAAAAAAGCTCAATTCTTTAAAGAATGGCGAGCTAGAATTGGTGAAGAAGAAGCCAATAAAATAACAACTCAAGCCACTCGGCGCGGAACAAAAGTACATAAAGTTGTAGAAAATTATATTTTAAATCAAGAAGATTATTTTGGAGATTCTCTGCCGCATGTTCGCGAGATGTTTAATACAATCAAGCCCCACCTAGATAAAAATCTCGATAATATTGCAGGCATTGAAATTCCATTATGGAGTAAACAATTAGGAGTTGCCGGCCGTTGCGACTGTGTTGCCGATTGGAAAGGCCAAAAAGCAATTTTAGATTGGAAGACTTCCGGAAAACTTAAAAAAAGAGAATGGGTTGAAGAATATTTCCTCCAGACAACAGCTTATTCAATAATGTTTGAAGAAAGAACTAAAATCCCAATAAATAATATTGTTATAGTAATAGCAGTTGAGAATGAAGAACCTCAAATTTTTGAAGAGAAATCTTTTGATTATTGGCGATTGCTTGAAACAACATTAAAAGAATGGATATAATGAAAATTTTAATTACCGGTGTTAAAGGATTTATAGGTCATCATTTATTTAATTTTTTAACTGAAGAGGGACATGAAGTTTATGGTATTGATAATTGTTCGGGATTAGGTTGGGAGGATCGCGAAGTTCCTCATTCTCATTGTGATATTACCACAGATGATTTACCTCATGTTGATGCAAAAGTTGTAGTTCATTTAGCTGCGAGAGCCGGTGTTCGTAATAGTTGGGATCCAAAATATTTAAAAGAATATTATGAAGTAAATATTAAGGGAACAAAACGTATCTTTGATACTTATAAAAATTCTAAAATCTTATATGCATCGAGTTCTTCAGTTTCGGATATGAAAAGTCCTTACGCAATGACTAAAGGGGCCTGTGAAGTAATGGCGCCAACTAATGCTATAGGAATGAGATTCTTTACAGTATGGGGACCGAATTCGCGACCTGATATGTTTTATAGACAATTACAAGAAGGAAATATTAATTATTTAACAACTCATACGAGAGATTGGTTATATGTAAAAGATTGTGTAAAAGCTATATATTTACTAATGACTGAAACTCCTGTATGGAAAAAATTTCCTAAAGTTTTTGATATTGGATATGGAACACCAAAATCTGTTTATGATTTTGCTAAAGAACATGCACCAGAAGATATTGATATTGATTCAATTGATTTTAAAAATGTAACCGGCGAGAGCGAAGAAACTTGTGCTGATCCTACTGAAATTAAAAAGTTTGGTTGGGAAGCAAGCTTTGCGAGTGATGATTTTAATGTAGAATAATGTTATGTAGTTATCCCTTTAAACAAATTACAATTAGAGATTGGGATGGAGACAAAGTTAAATGGTTTCATCCTTGTTGTAATATGTCACGACCCGATTGGGAAGACCCAATGGAATGGGGAGAGACAGATCTTACCCCCGAAGAAGCTTTTAATTCAAAACAATTTAAAGAATTACGCGAAGCTTTATCTAATAATATAAAACATCCATTTTGTAAAACTTGTTGGGATATGGAAGATAGAGGTATCGAATCTTTCAGAATCCATAATGATGATACTATTCCCAGAGGAAAATTAGATGTAGTTGATTTCATTTTTTCTAATAAATGTAATCTGGCATGTAGAATGTGTGATCCCCAAACGAGTCATAGATTAATGTTAGATTATGAATTCTTTAGCAAAGAAGGCGTACTTCATGAAGTTGAAGAGTCTACATCTGGTAAATTTAGGGGGCGGATTACAATTCCCAAAACTTCCAATTCAAAACAATATAATTGGCTTTTAAATAATCCCTTAAAGGAACTTAGATTCAGTGGAGGGGAACCTTTTTTTGATGCACAAGTTTTGAAACTTCTCGATAAATATATTGATAAAGGATGGGCTAAAAATACTATTCTTGCGTATCATACTAATGGTACAATGTTTAACGATCGATTAATTGAAAAATTAAATAAATTTAAAAAACAACATCCCAAATTAAGTATAGATTCAGTTGAAGAAGGCTACGAATATATAAGATATCCTCAATCGTTTGATGAACTAGATAAGACCATAAGATTATTTTTAACAACTTCTACAAATTTAGGAAGAGTTAATGTGGCGGTTGTTGTTTCTGCATTAAATATTTTAGATTTACATAATCATTGGCAATGGTGTTGTACCTTACCTAAAAAAGTTTATGTTTCATATTGTGAAGTATATCCGGATAATCGAGGCATAAGCCCAATTCATCTAAGTAGACAATTGTTAGAAAAAGTTCCTCGGATAGATTCGAAAAAGTTTATTCAAATCCGCAATTCATATTTCAGAAGAAATGTGGAAAATAAAAAGAAAATGCTTAAAGAAATTACACTATTTGATTTTTCTCGAAATCAACAATTTCAAAATTATTTACATCCATATTTAACACAATGGTTAGAATCTTAATAGTCGGCGGCGGCTCTGCTGGCTGGATCACATCGCATTATATAAAGAAAAATTTAGATTGTCACCTAACTATTGTTCATAAAAAAGAAAATGAAATTATAGGTGTAGGAGAATCAACGACTCCTACTATTTTAAAAGTCATAGAAGATCTTAAATCATGGCAAGAAGATAGTAAAGCTCTTATTAAGTACGGTATTCAATTTAAAGATTGGTTAAGATTGGGTAGTGAATGGTTTCATTTATTTGAAGATGCTTTTATAAAAGAATTCGGAGATTCTATTGAACATTTAAGAAAAAATCACCCCAAAATTAATTCAACTTTATTTAATAATTTCCACGGAGATTTTTTAATTAGATGTAAAAATAATTTATTAGAAACAAAAAATAATTCAATTCCAGGACATGGATTTCAAGTACAAGCAGATAAATTGGGTCTTGCTTGTAAAAATGAATTGGCCGGTGATTATTTATTAATTGAAGAAAATGTTAAAGATGTTCATTTAGATCAACATGGAATAGAATCTATTCAAACAGAAACTCGTACATTATATGCAGATTATTTTATTGACTGTTCCGGATTTGAAAGAGTATTAATTAAGAATTTAACTTCTTTTGAGCCATATGAGGATATGATAGCGAATTCATATATTACTAGCGAATTAAAAAAACATAAAAAAAGACCTTATACTGAAATAACAGCATTAAAAAATGGTTGGCGCTGGGAAATAGATACTCAAGATAGAACGAATGCCGGTTATGTTTATTGTGATCATTTAACAAGTCATGAAAAAGCAATGAAGGAATCAGGTATAGAAGGAGAAAAGAAAAGTTTTGTATCAGGTAAAATGAAAGATATTGCAATTAAAAATTGTATTAGTAATGGCTTAGCACAAAGTTTTATTGAACCATTAGAAGCAACATCATTAATGATGACTTGTTACACAGTTGAAAAATTTGTTGATGTTATTAAGAGAGGAAAAAGAATAGAGACTCTTAATAAAGTTATGAATAGATTTTTAAATCACACCAAAGAATTTGTAAAATATCACTATATATTAAGTGAAAGAAAAGATTCAGAATGGTGGGAATATTGGACAGAACAGAAAAATGATATACAAGATTTTTTTGAACGTTCATTAAATAATAAACGATATTGTAAAAAGAATGATACTTTGTTGAATCATTATAATATTGGATCTATGATGGTAGGATATGATTGTTTCAGATGATTTAAAAGATTTTAAATTTCCTTGTACTTATAAACCAGGCAGAAATAGCAAAGAATTTGAAGACTCTATAGATGAGATCTTGCGGGAAAAGTATCCTGAAAAATTTAAAAAGATTGAACGAAGGGAGAAGATGAGAAAAAGTAGGGAAGAATTTGCTATTACGTTACAGACATGGACATGCAGCATGCACAATGATCCTGATAGAGGTGTTTGCCCTGCACCTAACGGAGAAACATTAGCAGACTATATGCGTGAATATGATCTGACTTCAGATTTTATTCCAAACTCTATACACGAACAAGTAGTGATGTTTATGATAACTGAACATATGCATTGGAGAGATTTAGTTAGTTATGATATGAATATAACATTGGATGACATGGAAAAAGAAGCATTAGATTATACTTATAGATTAAATCGCACACTTTTATTATCTAAAGATGGTCTCCCCTTACACCGGCTGAAACATATGTTGCACCCGAATATTGGGTTTTTTGATAATATGATCAAATATCAAAAAGCAAAAATAAAAACACGAAATGGACATTCCGTATATATTCCATTTAAAGAAACATTATATTTGTTTAATAAATTATGAAAATATTAATTTTAGGAGGAGGCAGCGCAGGTTGGTTAGCCGCTGCATATTTATCCCAAACTAATAAAGTTGAAATAAAGCTTCCTAAAAATTCCAAACCTATAGGTGTTGGAGAAAGTACATTACCCGGACTAGTTAAATTCTTTGATTATTGTGGAATATCTGAAGATGATGTAATTAATAAGTGTGACGGTGTAATTAAATATGGCATTAAACATCATGGTTGGCATAAAACTGATTGGGTACA